CTGGTGGAGTTCGTCGCTTTAACCTTACCTAATAACTAAGTAAATCCATGCCTGAGGTTGCTCCCGATCTCAGGCAGTTGCTCTAGGGAGAACTAAAGGGGATGACATGCCAACCATAATTACAGCTTCTGAGTTGAGATCTGTGCTTGGTGTGTCATCATCCTTATATTCTGATGCTTACCTAAATCAAATTATTGATACCGCAGAAACAGTAATTCTGCCAATGCTAGTTACATTCAAAAGCCCAATTCAAAAAGTAGAGCTGACAAGTAATGTCGCCACTTTCACTACACTAGGGATACATGAATTCACCGAAGGACAATCAGTCGTCATCACAGGATGCGGATCACCTTACAACGGAACAAGAGTTGTGCTGGCAGATAATCTTGGACAATATACCTTTTCACAATCGATCACTAATGCCGATTTACTCGAGGCTAATGTCATCCCATCCGGAGTTGCTGCCCTATCTGGCGGATCAACTTATGTTGGAAATGCAGCTGTTCAATCAGCCGTCTATACAGTTTCAGTTGAAGTCTTCCAAGCAAGACTTGCAGGCGGAGGACAAATCGAAGGAGTAGATTTTACTTCAACACCATTTAGAATGGGTCGATCATTATTTAATAAATGCGTTGGCTTACTTGGTTCATACATAGATCCTGAAAGCATGTGTCAATAAATGGCTAATCAAACAATCCTTGAACAAGTTCGCACACCTTTAGCAACTGCTTTATCTAGCGTTGCAGGAAATGTTTATGCGTTTGTGCCTGAAACAGTTATCCCACCAGCGGTGGTTGTCGTTCCAGATAGCCCATACCTAGAATTTGAAACAATAAACAAATCAAACATTCGCGCTAAGGTCAATATGACCATCACAGTTGCAGTTGCATATAACAGTAATCCAGCATCGCTCGACAATATCGAGCAATTGATCATAAGCGTTCTGGCAGTAATTCCTAGTGGATATATTGTCAGCTCGGTCGAAAGACCAACAGTTACAACAGTCGGAGCATCGACTTTGCTTATCGCAGATGTTCGAGTATCTACCTACTACACACGCACAGTCTAAGGAGAAATAATGGCAACCACAGTAATCACCGGTCGCGATATTTCGTTGTCTTTCACAGGTGGAACAGACATCGAAGCACAAGCAACCAATGCAGTATTAACAAAAGTTAATGAGCGTCAGGAATACGAAACCCTTGACGGCACAGCTTACAAAACAGTGAGAACCACAGGAACATTCCAATTGGATATGTTGGCTGACTGGGGCAAGACAAGTTCTGTTTGTGAGGCTCTATGGGCTGCTGCAGAAAGCGCACCAGACACAGACATTTCAATTACACTAACATCAGCTACTGGAGCGCAATTTGTGTTCCCAGTAAAGCCTGAATTTCCAACAGCTGGTGGATCAGGAATTGATGCACAAACTGTTTCACTAACTTTCACAGTTACAGGCGGAACAGTAGTAGAAACATTTAGTTAAAAATTAGAAACGGGAGCAAAAAATGAAACTTGGATTTACAATTAAATACAGCTCAGGCGAGGAAGCGACAGTAGTTGCCCAACCGCCTGAGTTTGCAAGATGGGAAAAGGCAACAGGAAAAGTTTTAACCAAGTGGGGTTCAGAAGGATATGTGGGAATGTGGGATATGTTGTTTTTATCTCACAGCGCATTAACTAGAACTTCAACAACTCCTGTTAGACCTTTTGAGGCTTGGATAAACATTGTTGATGAATGCAAGGTTGCAGAAGTCGGTGATGCAGACCCAAAAGCCACCCAGCAGGAAGCCTAAGTAGATTATTGGTTGAGTTGGCAATAGCCACACAAATACCAATGAGCGAATGGGTTGATGCAGACGACATATTGACAGCGATCGAAGTATTGGAGGCGAGGTATGGCAAGTGAAACTATTGCTTACAACAAATCCGATTTACGCGATATTTACAAAGCGTTCAAACTTATGGATGAGCAGGCTACTGAGGAAGCAAGAGCGCAGTCTGGTGCTTTGGCGTATTTTGCATCTCAGGAAATTAAAGCGTCAGCTGCAACGCGAACAAAAGCAGGCAAGGTTGCGCAAAGAGTTGCCGATGGGGTTGCCATTTCAAAGTCAAGCAAAATTGGTGAGTTCAGTTATGGTTTCGCACGCCAGAAGTTTTCAGGTGGGGCTACAACACAAACCCTATGGGGTGGTGTTGAGTTTGGATCTAATAAGTTCAAACAGTTCCCTACATATTCAGGACGGCAAGGCAGAGGTTCGCGTGGATGGTTTATCTATCCAACCCTTCGCAGAATTCAGCCTGAATTGATTAACAAATGGGAACAAAGTTTTGATCGCATTATTAAGGAATGGGTCTAATGGCAACTGGTAATCGCACGCTCAAACTCTCGATCCTTGCTGATGTTGATGATCTTAAAAAGAAACTTGGCGAAGCTGATAAAGCGGTCGAGGATAACTCCAGCAGAATTGGTGAGTTTGGAAAGAAGGCTGCTGCTGCATTTGCAGTCGCTGCTGCTGCTGCAGTTGCTTATGGCACTAAATTAGCCATTGATGGGGTTAAATCAGCCATTGAAGATGAGCAAGCACAATTAAGGTTAGCTGCTGCTTTAAGAACCGCCACAGGGGCTACTGAAGGCCAAATAAAGGCAACTGAGGATTTTATTCTTCAGACATCTTTAGCAACTGGAGTTGCAGATGAGCAATTGCGCCCAGCAATGCAGAGATTGGCAGTTTCGACAAAAGATACTGAGGAGGCTCAAAAGTTATTAAGCCTTGCTTTAGATATTTCAAAAGGATCTGGAAAAGATTTAGAGCAGGTCGCAGCGGCATTAAGTCGCGCACATGATGGACAATCAACAGCTCTTGGTAGATTGGGAGTTGGCTTATCAGCAGCTGAATTAAAAACAATGTCATTCACAGAGATCCAAACAAAATTATCTGATCTTTATGGTGGCGCAGCTTCTGCCAATGCTGAAACCTTTCAGGGCAAGATTGATCGCTTAAAGGTTGGATTTGATGAGGCTAAAGAAAGTCTAGGCACAGCTCTACTTCCAGCAGTTGAAAGTTTCATTACATTCTTAAACGATACTGGCATTCCAACCCTTAACGCATTCATTGCAGGTTTAACTGGTAATGAGGGATTAAGTGCATCATTAACTGAAAGTCAAAGAGGTGCTGAAAACTTTGGAAAAGCAATTGGTGTAGTTGCAGGAATAATTTCAGGATTTATCACATTCATCAGAGAAGCAATTGGTTTATTGGTTGAGTTTGCCAATCAAGCAATTAGAGTTATTAACATTGTTAAACCCGGTGCAGATATTGGTTATATTCCAAATCCATCAAAAACTACTGGAATGCTTCGTAATCCAGTTCCGACAGTTCCACAATCTAGTAATGGATCAAACTTCAATTATGGTTCAGGAAATCCGGGCGTTAATAACATCACAATAAACACTTTAGATAGTGAAAGCGCAGCTAGAGCCGTTGCTAAGGTTCTTAATGAAAGTGCAGCAAGATCCGTTCCAGCATTGAGTGGCACAAGCGTTCGAGGTAATTAATGACTGTCTTTACGCCTGACTGGAAATTAACAATTGCTGGAACTGAATACACAGACATCGCAATAAGCGATATACAACATCAGGCTGGTCGGACTGATATTTATTCTCAGCCATCCCCATCTTATATGCAGATCACCTTGGTCGCTCTATCAGGTCAAACCTTGCCATTTGCCATAAACGATAGTTTTGCTTTGCAAGTTAAAAACAGTTCAGGAACTTATGTTAATTTATTTGGTGGAGATATTACAGACTTAACTGTTGAAGTTGGCGCATTTGGAAATATAGCCAAAGTTGCTAATTACACAATCCTCGCAATGGGATCTTTGGTTAAATTAGCAAAAGAATTATATTCTGATGCAGTTTCCCAAGATGAAGATGGCAATCAAATATACGGAATTCTTTCAAGCGTATTACTGGCATCTTGGAATGATGTTCCAGCAGCATCAACTTGGGCAACATATTCTGCAACTGAAACTTGGGCTACTGCTGGAAATCAAGGACTTGGCGAAATTGATCAACCTGGTCTTTACACAATGCAAAATCGAAGTGGAACGGAAGCCCCAGACACTATTTACAACATTGCAAGCCTTATAGCCAATTCAGCCTTTGGATATTTGTATGAGGACAGTGCAGGCAATATTGGTTATGCAGACGCAGATCATCGCCAAACTTATCTGTTAGCCAATGGTTATGTTGATCTTGATGCCAATCATGCTTTAGGTTCAGGTTTATCAACCATCACTAGATCAGGTGA